TCGACGGTCTGCTGCAGCTCGTTGTACGGCAGCGTTTGGCGCATAAACGGGATCAGCCCGTAAATCATCATCATCGGTTAATCACTCCCATCCCATTTTGGTTTTCTGCGCCGCACGCTGATTGCGATCGTCACGTTGTTTTTGCTGCGCTATCAGCGCCAGCGCATCATCTTTGCTGATACCCGGCGGCATGTTGATGTTGTAGGTATCATTGCTTGTGCTGTTGTTCGTGTAACCGCCGCCTGCAGGTGCGGTAACGGGCCGGTATCCTGCGCCCCCGCTGGCCAGGCTGTACTGCATCCCGGGATACTGAAACCCGACGTCACCGCCGGTGGGGGCATCGGTCGGAATGTTGTCTTTAAGTTTTTTCGACTTATCGTCAACCATACCGAGCTTTTCAAGTACCCAGTCAATGCCGTTCTGCAACTCCGTCAGCGGTGACAGTACGAACTTGATCCCGGCGGCCAGCAGCTCACCAAACTGTTTGCCCATATCACCCGCCGCTTTCAGTTCATCCTGGGTTAACTTGACCGGTTCAAGCAGCCCTTTGAACTTGTCCCATACCCAGCCGAGTTTATCCCCCAGCCAGTCAAAGGCGGGCTTGAGCGGTGCAAAGGCGTCAGCGATTGGCCCCATTGCGGCGGTAAACCCTGCGGCCATCCCGGCCAAAAATGCGCTGATAGGCTCCCAGTACTTCCTGATAAGCAACGCACCCGCGACGATGGCGGCGGCCACCAGGACAACCGGCAGGGAGAGGGCGCCAAGGGCGGCAACAATCGTTTCCCCGGCCACGCTGAAAGCAACGCCCATTTTGCCGCCGAGTGAGATGATCGTATTAACACCCGAGATCACCGGCCACGACGCAAGGCCAATCGAACCGAGCGCACCGAGCAGAGCCACGCCAGCGACGGCGGCTTTTGCCATGCCGTTTGCCAGCGCGGGATTAGCTTTAATCCAGTTATCCACTTTCAGCAGGAACTTCGTTGCACTCTGCGTCAGTGACCGCAGCGAGCTGTCCAGCCCGTCGAACAGGTCAGTACCGACCGCCTCCCACGCCGACTGCAGTTCTTTGAAATCACCGCCGAGGTTGTCCTGCTGGATTTTTACCAGCTTCGACGTGCTGCCGTCCGATCCCTGAAACGTTTTTGTCAGTTCGTCCAGCTTCCCGCTTGATGCGGCTTTCATCAGCGTCACGGCAGACGATGCTGCTTCTTCGCCGAAAATGGTCTTCATGTACTCAGCCTGCTGCGCAGTGCCGAGACGGTTTTTTTCGAATGACTGCTGCATCTCCTTCAGGATCGTGACGAAGGGCCGCATGTTGCCCTTGCTGTCGGAGGTTTTAACGCCCAGTTCCTGAATGGCTGCGCCCGCCTGCCCGGTCGGAGCCTGCAGGCGCAGCAGCGCACCGCGCACGCCCGTACCTGCCATGCTGCCCGTGATACCTTCGGTTGCCAGTGCGCCAATCATTGCGGTGGTCTGCTCGACGCTGACGCCCGCATTTTTCGCCACCGGTGCGATGTAGGTCAGCGCATCGCTCAGGCCGTCAAAGTTTGCGGCGGTCTTGTTCAGCGTTGCGCTGATCACGTCGCCGAGGTGGGCCACTTCGCTGTTAGCCAGGCCAAAGGCGTTTTTGGTACTCATCAGCAGCGATGCGCTTTCTTCCATCGTCCGATTGTTTGCCAGCGACATATCCAGCGTGACCGGCGTCGCCGCCTTGATGTCGTCCACGCTGCCGCCTGATTTGGCGATAATGATCTGCGCCTGCGCGGCATCGTTGGCCGATGCGGCTGTGTTATCACCGATGCTGCGCGCCTGCGTGCGCAGGGACTGAAACTCTGCCGAGCCTTTATCAAGGCCGAGCGTTGCCTGCAGCGTGGAGTTAGCCAGCGCGAAGTCGTAACCCGGCCTGAGTACCGCAGCACCGGCCACCGCGCCCACCGTGGCGGCACCCAGCGCGGCGGCACTGCCGTTGCGCACCTTTGAAGACAGCTCCTGCCCCTTGCGGTAGCGCTCGCTGACGCGGTTGAGCTGTTCCTGCTTCTGGCTCAGGCGCTGCAGCTCCTGCTTTTGACGGCTCAGGCTGACGGTGGCCTGCCCCGAGCTGCTTTTCAGCCGCTGCTGCTCGCTGCTCAGGCTTTTGGTTGAAATCCCTGCGGCGTTGAGCGCTTCGCGCTGCTGCTGCACAGACAGGCGCAGGGCGTTGCTTTTGGTCTGCAGCTCCGACGCGGCCCTGCGCGCCGCGTCCAGCGCACGGGCCTGCTGCGTGGTCGGACGTTCAGTATTGCGGAACTGCACGGCCAGTGCGGCGGCTTCTTCCTTCGCGCCTTTCAGCGACTGCTGTGTGACGGCCAGCTGGCTTCTGGTCTTGCGGAAACCGTCAATCTTCGCCGCCTGCGCATCCAGCGCTTTAATGTTGGCCTGCGTTTCGCGGATGCTGCCCGAGAGCTGTTTGGTTTCGGCATGGATGGCTTTGAAGGGGCGGGATGCCTGATCAACGGCTTTCAGCATCACCTGCAGCTTGAGGTTGTTACTCATCGGGGTTTACTCCGCTGCGGATCATGGCCTGATGCCGCCAGTCGAGCAACTCGGCCAGCGGCATGACGTACATTTCAGATGGGGGCCAGTGAAAAATCGTGGCAATGTCGGCCATCAGGTCATTGACGGTCAGCTTTGCGGGCCAGTCTACTCGTCCGATTTCGGTGACAAAAAACCAATCACCGTCCCGGCCATTGAGATCAGGTCTTCCGGGGCCAGATTCAGGCACTCCGCTTTCGTCAGTGCTGGCTGGCTAATTCGGGGCAGCACCAGCAACAGCGCATCCACGTCCGATCCGGCAAGGTCTGACAGACGGACGCCACGCAGCGCGCCCGCGTTAGGCTTTATCAGTTCCACCTGGCTGATTTCGGTTTCACCGCGCTTAACGGGTGAGGCAAGTACAACAACGTTTTCTTTCTGTTCCATTTAATTTATCTCTGCTCATAAGGGGTAAGGGCCAGCGCCGGGCGCTGGCGTCAGGATTAAATCAGACCGAGGTTTTTGCGGCGCTGTTCGAGCCGGTCAATACCGTTCACCTTTTCAACCATGTTCACGGTGTCGATCTCGATCAGCTCTTTGCCGTTCCAGGTGAGTTTGAAATAGGTGTTTTTGGTGGTGATTTTGGTTTCGGTGTCTTCGCCCTGCTTGGCTTCGCCAAAATCAAATGCCTGGTGACGCCCGCGCACCTCGATCTCAACGGCAATTTCTTCGCCGGTATCATCACGCTGGTAAGAGCCGGTAAAGCGCAGCGGTACGGCGCTGCCGCCCCACTGTGACAGCACCAGATCGTCAACGCCGCCGATAGTCCACTCCATATCCAGCGCGTCATCGTCCAGGCCATTGTCGATGAAGCCGGCACCGTTCATGCCGCCGCCGCGATAGGTGTCCAGCTTGCGCGACAGCTTAGGCAGCGTGACGGCGGTGACGACGCCCTGATAGCTGTTGGAATCATTGAAGAGGTTCAGCCCCTTCAGCTTGCGAGGTAATGCCATTTATCCGGCTCCTTAGCTGTTGACGGATGCGGCGAAGCTCGCCAGATAGGTGTCGGTGATGCGCTGGCGCAGGGTTAAATCTTCCAGCGGTGGAACCGGCGTATAGTCGTAATCAATAAAGAGTTTGCCTGCTTTCAGTGTTTCCTTATCGTTCGCGGCATCGTCATACCAGCAGCTGGCCCCCAGCAGATAACCGGCGCTGACCATTTCGCGGAATTTGGCATTGATGCCCGCAATAATGTCCTTCACCAGCACCGGCGTCAGAGGCTTATCATTGGCCCACATATGCGCCTCGGCCATCGTATCGGCCAGCACCTGCGCGGTGCGGGTGTAGTTTTCAAAGGCGAACAGCGGATCGTCACTGCAGGTGCGGTTACCCCAGAAGCGAAAGCCGTCTTTGCGGATAAGCGTTGTGACACATGCCTGGTTAAGCAGGTCAGCATCAGTGCCGACCTGCTGCAGATCCCAGAACACCGACGCGGAAACCCCGGTCACGCCATTGACGCCGACGTTTGACAGGGTTTTATGCCAGCCGGTGTCGTTGTCGATTTTGGCGCGCAGACCCAGCGCCCGCGCCGTGGCGTAAGCGATATCTGACGCGTTGGCGGTGGTATTCCAGGCGATAAAGTCAGGCCAGATAACCATCAGCTCACGCTGGCTGAAGTTCTCGCGATAGAGCATCGCATCTGAGATGGTTTTGCAGCCGTGCGCGGATACGTAGCCAAAGGCCCGGAGCTGCTGACAGACACTGGCAAGGGCGGTGGCCACCTCCAGCGAGTCAAGGCCCGGCACGCCCAGGATGCGCGGCTTAACGTCAAGCTGCGTCTGCGCACTTAGCAGCGCTTTCATCCCGGTGTATTTGCCGTTTTCATCGGTGCCGCCGATGATGTTGGAAATGGTTTCGGCTTCCGTTGCACCGGCGGCCACGCGCACAACCACCGTCACGGGCTTTGACTGATCGGCAATCGCCTGCAGTGACGCCGCGAGAGTGCCTTTTTTTCCTGCTTTGGCGACAGCGGCCTGCACGTTGGTCAGCAGAACGGGCGTGTCGAGGGGGAATGTGGCGGCGTCGGCATCTTCTGCAGTGCAGACCATGCCGACAATCGCGGTTGAAACGGTGGAGATGGTGCGCGTGCCGTCGTTGATTTCGACGACACGAACACCGTGGTGATAATCTGCCATCTGTAGCACTCCAAATAAAAGGTGTGCTCAGATTGTCAGCTCACGCGGAGTGTTGCATGCTGTTGCGGCTTGCTGGTCAGTGAACAAGCATTGTGGCATCTATCGTGAAACTACGGGTATTTCTGGCCAGCTTATCTTTGCATCTTCATGCGTGACGCGGTTAAGCAGGACGCGGTAATTTTTCCAGGCTTTCAACATGGCGGCTTCGTCGTCAGTATGTATGCCGAGATCTTCAGCATCCTGCAATGGCGCGATAGCCGTAGTTGCCTGAGCCATTAACGATTTAATGCGGGAATTCGTTTGCGCTATTAACTGTTCATCCGTGGGCGGTGGTGGGTCCGTCAGCACTGGATGCCCATCACCACCGGGCGTAATGACCTTGCCAGCTGACTGCCCGGCAAACAGAGCATTGTAGGCTTCATCACTGATTTCCACTAAATCATCCGGCCAGCTGCCCGCCTGTTCGTATTCATCCCGCAGGATAGCAGGATAAAAAGCATTATTTTTTGCGCTATAAAAATACATATTAATATCCTATTGCCATCCAGCAGCCGCCCATAGACCAGCCGCCAGTCGTGTTTCCAAGCATGAACCTTACGCTGGCTCTGTTATTCAGATCTGTGTATTCAAGAAAAGCATCCAGATCCACATTCTCGGAAGCGTTAGAAATAATCCCGCTCACGCTGCGAACCGCATTGGGAAAAGCGACCGGAAATGTGACGGGTACAACCCTTTCACCGTTGCCTGCCGGAATCTGCCCCCACTGGATGATTAAGCCCGTGCTTCCGCACTTCCACCACCCATTTACCGCTTTAGAGGCTGTATTCATCGGTGCTTTTGCGTTAACGCGGGAATCTACTTCTGCTTTCGTATAAGCGCCTGTTTTCGCCATGTAAGCTGTATCAGTCTGGCTTTTGGTATAATAGCGGGCGTCAAAGTTAGAGTAGTCGCCTGGCTTTACAAAACCCTCAACGTAAGCATTCGCGCTAAATCCTACATTATGACCAAACTGGCATTGTCCGGACTCAAGGTCGACATAAAACGGACGCCGTTCGCTATAACCCCCATAGATATCGTCTTTTTTTGTCAACATAAGGTAATGGCGAGCGCCGTCATTACGCCAGAACACACCATAACCTCCGTATGCAATGCGGAAATTATCCGCTTTTGTTGACTGATACTCACCGCTGCTTCGCAGTGGCCCGGTGATATTCAGACTCCCTTTGTGTGTCAGTAATTCAGACCAGTCTTCTTCAAATCCGACCTTGTCCCGCGCTGACCTGTACCAGATCCCGCTGTTTTTATAATCGAATTTAAATTGTGCCGCCGGACAGCTTCCATAGTTTGCATTCAGATGAAATATCATCTGTGATGAGCCAGTCATAGACAGATTATACATACCACTTTTTGCATTCCATGCTGGCGGTGACGCGCTTGATGATATCGTGCCATCCTGAATCGCATTGATATCTGTCGTCGTAGGCTTGTTGCCTGTATGGTAAATCTCGTACCAAGGGTTCCACGCTTTACTGTCACCATTCCGCGTCCGAAATCCGATCCTTTCACCCGCCCCGTTATACGCCGCCACGATCTGCGCGTTATAGCCGTTACCCAAGCCGGAAAAGTCCAGGAGCGGGCCTGTGAAGGGCGGGGAGTTTTTGGCATTGTTATAAACAAAGCTGACAGCATTGGGGGGAAGGAGGTTTGCATCAGCAACATTTCCTTCACCGGGACTCAACTGAGCGCGAACCGTGGTCGTGCCAAGCGCGTTTACATCTGTTGCTGTGAGGGTGATATCCGACGCCAGCGACAGCCCGTTGACCTTGCGTGAGGATGGTACGCGTCCGTTAGCGTTGGCGTTGGCGTTATCCGCAGCAGCCTTTGCCGCAGCGACCTGCGCATCCGTCTCA